GACACCGGTAGCAGCGATGCTAGCTGATGGCTCACTGGTACGCACTGAGGACTTCTACAGCGTGACCACTAGCAAGCACATCAACAAATGGCTGGACGGTCAGGAAGCGCAGGAAGTGCCACAGGCAGCCATTGACGAATTAGTGGAGCACGTATAATGAGCAGATGGCAGGACTGTCACGGCGACGAGGATTTTGACGAGCCGTTAACGCAGCAGGAAATAGACGAGGCGCTAGCTGATTGGGCTGGTGATGATGAATGGGTACAGGGGCAGGCTAATGTTTGAGAGAGTAGAAACTTTGGTGCAACTATGGCACAGGGATCGCAACTTGATTGCTGGGTCTACAGATGAAGCGCAGTTTACTAAACTACAGGAGGAAGTGGAGGAGCTTCACGTAAGCATAGGCAAAGGGAATAGCCCCATAGACGACATAGGCGATATTATGGTCGTACTAATCAACATTGCGGAGCGCAACGGGCTGTCACTTACAGAGTGTCTCGAGCACGCTTATGATGAGATAAAATTCAGACGCGGTAAGATGATGGGCGGTGTGTTTGTCAAGGAGGACACGCACAGCGACGAGGAACCCCTTACAGACGACGAGAGGGCCTTTTTAGAGGGTTTTAAAGCAGGCGCAGCTAAGGATAGAAGAGAACCTTCAGCCTACGAGAGAGGCGTACAAGCGGGAATACTACATAAATTTGGAGGCAACAGCTAATGAAACTATTTGGAAGAATGTTAAACGCGGAGTTGATCAACGGGTGCGGTGTGTTCTTAGAATTTTCAGACAGCCGCGCAGTTTGGTGCTACAACCACGAGACAGGAGAGACGGTAGCTATGGCCTTTGAGGGTGTCATGCTGAGCCTACCGTTTATCCTAATCACCTACGGACGTGTATACGAGGAGGTTGAACTGTGAGCAGAGTAAAAGAAGATTTGATCGGCTATGAGCCTAGCGACTGGATAGAGCCACAAACCCACGTCATGGTTGACGAGCTTATAGAGTATCAGGTATACTGTATGTCATTGTCTGAGCTAATGGCTAGGGCCACGCAGCAGATGAGAGAAGAATACTACAGCAATTCCTACTCTGAGATGAAGAATAAACACGACGAGGTATTTAATAATGAGCAGATGTAAAGCTTGCGACACTATATTAAACGACAGTGAATTAAAAAAGAAAGACCCATTGACAGGTCACCATTTAGATCTATGTTCTGTCTGTTTGTCATACTCCAATGATGCGATATTGGACATGGACAGCGGGGCTGGTGATAATAATTTAGATTTATTAGGGTTAGAGGTTGACAACTCTGAGGATTTTTAGTATACTACCTATGTAGTTTAAGAGAATGTTTAGAAATAATCTTAAAAGTATTAACAAAGTGCTACTTAAGTAGCAAAACCACAACCTAGAAGGATAGTAATTATGGCAGTAATCGAAGGAACAGTTGCATTTGAAAACCTAGATACCTACGAGGTTTATAATGGTCAATGCACAGGCAAATATTCAGTAGTCATTAGCTTGGAAGGCGCAGATGCGGACGCTCTCGAAGGAATGGGGGTCAAACTTCGTGAATACGAGGGTGTCAAGCAGCGCAAATTCGCTACCAAGTTTGATGTTCCAGTATTGGATAAAGAGGGCAAACCCTTTGCAGGCCGCATTGGTCGAGGCTCTAAGGTTCGTCTGCTTTGGGCAGAAGGTAACCCTCACCCTGTACACGGAACGGCGACATACCTCAACAAGATTAAGGTTCTGGAAGTTGCAGAGCCGATGGAAGGTGAGGACTTCTGATGACAGTGGAGTCTACCTTTGTCCAACACGAGTCGTGCCCTTCGTGCGGCTCTAAGGATAACTTGGCTAGGTACTCTGATGGGCACGCCGTCTGTTTCTCAGGCGGCTGTTCACATTATGAAAGGGGAGATGGCACAGTTACCCGCATCCAACAACGACCAGCGAGGTCATTAGAAATGACAGGAGTAGTAGCGGCAATCCCGGATAGACGTATCAACCTAGCCACAGCACAGCGTTATGGTGTCACAGTTGAGTACGGCACAGACGGACAAATTGTAAAGCACCATTACCCGTACCACGACAAGGACACAGGCGTGGCGATAGGCACCAAGGTGCGGATCGTAGATAACAAGTCTTTTTATGCAACAGGAGGTTTTGACAATGCAGGTCTCTTCGGCCAACAGGCGTTCAAGAGTGGCGGTAAATACATTACGGTCACAGAGGGCGAGGCAGACGCACTGGCGGTCAACGAAATGTTCGACGGAAAGTGGCCCGTCGTGTCAATCAGATCAGGCGCAGCCGGAGCAGCCAAAGACATCAAAGCGAACCTAGAGTGGCTTGAGACTTTTGAGAATGTCGTCATCTGTTTTGACAATGACAAAGCAGGACAGGAAGCGGCACGCTCAGTGCTTGACCTGTTCACCCCCAACAAAGCTAAGAATGTCTGCTTGCCTATGAAGGATGCAGGCGATATGCTTAAGGCACGTAAAGTGCAGGACTTTGTTAAGGAGTGGTGGAACGCCAAGACCTATCAGCCGGATGGTATTGTTGCTGGTAAGGATACTTGGGACATGATCATCAAGCAGTCCAACGTCAAGTCCATTGACTACCCTTGGGCCTGTCTTAACGAGTACACGCATGGTTTCCGCAGACAGGAGCTAGTGACTATTACTTCAGGCTCTGGCATGGGTAAGTCTCAGATTGTCAGGGAGCTAGAGCATTACTTGTTAGGAGCAACGGAAGACAACATTGGTATCCTAGCGTTGGAAGAGGACATCCCCAAGACAGCGTTAGGCATTATGTCTATCGAAGCTAACAAGCAACTACACTTGGACAAGACAGTGACGCAGGAAGAGAAGAAGGGATACTGGGACAGAACAATGGGTTCCGGTCGTATCTTTATGTTCGATCACTGGGGCAGTACGAGTGAGGATAACTTGCTGGGACGCATACGATACATGGCTAAAGGTCTGGACTGCAAGTGGATCATCCTTGACCACCTAAGTATTGTAGTGTCGGATCAGGACAATGGTGACGAACGTAAGGCTATCGACAGTATTATGACCAACCTCCGCAAGCTGGTTCAGGAGACAGGTGTAGGGCTATTCCTAGTATCACACCTTCGCAGGCCCAGCGGCGCTAAGGCACACGAGGACGGCGGTAAGATTTCTTTGGGAGAACTCAGAGGATCGGCGGCGATCGCGCAACTTAGCGACATAGTTATAGGCTTGGAGCGTGACCAACAACACGCTGATCCAGAGATACGGAACACCACTTGTGTGCGTGTATTGAAAAATAGATTTGTTGGACTAACTGGCCCCGCATGTTACCTGTACTACGATAAGGAGTCCGGTCGCATGATCGAGACTAACTGTCCAATACCAGATGACAAAGCGGAGTTCTAATGAAGCAGATAGTATTTGACATTGAAGCAAACGGCTTGAAGCCTACAAAGGTCTGGGTGATTGTGGTGCAGGAGCTAGACACCGGTGAGACTAAGATATTCTCAGGGTCTAAGCTACCTACTTTTAACGATTACATTGCAGCACTAGGTAACTGTGAGATCATAGGTCACAACATCATTGACTATGACATACCAGTACTTGAGCAGCTACTAGGCACAGACTTCAGCAACTGTAAAGTGTCTGATACTCTAGTCATGTCTCGATTGGCANACCCTTCACGCGAAGGNGGCCATTCGCTTGCAAGCTGGGGAGACAGACTAAACCAACCCAAAGGAGAACATAATGATTGGGATAACTATTCGCAGGACATGGTGGACTATTGCGTACTGGACGTTAAGGTCAATGTCTTGGTGTACAAGAGATTACTTCGAGACCTTGACGGTTTTGGAAGTGAAAGCATTAGTCTTGAACATCGAGTGCAATNTATTATATCGCGCCAAATTAAAAGAGGCTGGACGCTAGATCAAGAGAAANCTTTTTTATTACTTGCAGAATTAAAGGAGAAGAAATATGAGCTTGAAGACAAAGTACATGCGACTTTCATACCGTTACCGACATTTGTCCGACAAATTACCCCCAAGATTAAGAAGGANGGTACGCTCTCTACTGTTGGGCTCAAATTCTTAGGAGACCTTTGGGATACAGTAGGCGGTGAGTTTAGTCGTGTTGATTTTCCAGCGTTTAACTTGGGTTCCCGGCAGCAGATAGGCCGTTACCTACAGTACTTTGGCTGGAAGCCTTCGCAGTTCACGGACAAAGGACAGCCTATAGTAGACGAGGCGGTGCTTAGTAAAGTGAANGGCATACCAGAGGCGGCATTGATTGGTGAGTACTTGATGATACAGAAGCGTATTGCTCAGGTTCAAAGCTGGTTAGATGCAGTCGAGGACGACGGTAGGGTACACGGTTATGTCAACGCTAACGGCGCTGTTACAGGACGTATGACGCACTCTAGCCCTAACATGGGTCAAGTCCCGGCAGTCTATTCACCTTACGGCAAGGAATGTCGTGATGTGTGGACAGTACCGGAGGGTTACGATCTAGTAGGTATGGACGCTTCAGGACTAGAATTAAGAATGTTAGCACACTATATGAACGACGAGGACTATACTAATGAAATTCTCAACGGAGATATTCACACGGCAAACCAGCTGGCTGCGGGCCTTGACACTCGAGATCAAGCAAAGACTTTCATCTACGCTTTTTTATATGGAGCCGGTGACGCTAAGATCGGAAGTATCGTTGGAGGAAATGCAAAGGACGGTCGAAGACTTAAGGAAAAGTTCCTATCAAATACGCCTGCTCTTGGAACACTACGAGAACGAGTTGGAGTGGCAGCTACAAGAGGCTATGTTCTTGGCTTGGATAGGAGACGGGTCTTTATACGATCAGAACATGCGGCACTAAACAGTTTGTTACAATCAGCAGGTGCCATTGTGATGAAGAAAGCCTTGTGTTTGTTGCATGAATATGCTACAATATGGGGTATAGACTACAACATAATAGGAAACATACACGATGAAATCCAGACAGAGGTCGAACAAAAGAAATCAGAGGTTTTCGGAAGACTTGCAGTCAGCTGTGTTGAAGCAGCAGGAGTCCACTTCAAACTCAACTGTCCCCTTGCAGGAGATTACAAAGTCGGACGAAGCTGGGCAGACACCCATT